ATTTTCTATGACGATTTACTAAGATAGCTACTTCTCCAACAGTATAAGCTCGTTCCCTGTTCTTCTTGAAGTCTCCTACTAGACAACTTTCAAGCTGATCTTTGTTCATGTTGTAGACAGACATGATGCCGTTAGATTTGCCTAGATGATGTACCCTGACCAAATCGCCATTGAGAAACCAGACCTTCTTGCTGCCAGGTATTACTGGTGCAGAGTTATAGGCCTGTCTGTCAAATCCTGGGGAAGGCATTAGTGCCAGCCTATACTGGAATGCCGATTGCAATAATGTTTACACCAACGGTAAACTCACCAGCAGTCTCAAATTTAACTGCACCCGTAACACTACTTGTTGTAACATTTGTTAAAATTACCGTTGCATTTTTCGCTGCATTGCTAGCTGTGCTACGAAGAGAAATTGGGGTTGCCGTAACAACTGGAGGATACTTAAATGCAATATCAAAACGATATTCAAAATCTACGTATTGGCTAGCATTTGTTGTCTTTTCTGTGTTGATCTTTACTTGACCACTAACAAACTTAACCTCGCTAGACCTTACCTGTTTACGTCCAGACAAAGTCCAAAGACTAGCATATGCAGAAATCTTAATGGCAACTTTATCATATAGATCATTAACTGATCTGACAATATCAGATATAAAGGTTACATCTAGTGGCTGTCCCCTTTGTGGAATTGGCAATTTCATATTTTTCTCCCTATATTATTGTATCAGAAAAAGTCTTTATGGTGTGGCCACATTAACAAATCCAACAGTAAGCAAACTGTTAGGTTTTTTATTAGATGACGCTACCTGGACCATAGCAAACATATGAGTAGAAATTGCAGAATATATTACTAAATCATCATCGGTTCTAATTTCAAAAGCTTTTGACAAGTTGTAGGATGTTCTATCTGTTGTGTCTATATAAACATAATCACTAAGAGACAATGTTGTAGTTTGTGATGTTAATGCTAAAATGTCAAAGTCGTCTTGTAAAAATGACCCTCGCACATTTGTATTTGCAACAGGACTATATTTAAACGTATATGGGTCAACAATCTCAGTTACAACTGTTGATGAAATATTAAAATCAGCATCAGTATTTGACACCGATATTTTCATTCCTACCTTTAGTCCATGCTCTAGCCTTGTTCCCGAACTCTGCTTACCGTTAAAAAGTTCTACAGTTGCTACAGTAGCAGTTTTAGTAAATTTTGCACTTCCAGGACCAGCAAAACGAATAGCAATATTCTGAAATCCATAGATAAAAACATCATAAAGATTGGCATTGTTTTCATCATCCCAAGATAGCAATACTTTTTTATTGGCCCCAGCTTTGTTAACCATTGTGAGAACGTTGTCAGAAATAACTGCTGGTCCAGCAATCTCATACACATTTGACCAAGTAGACACACTTGTGCCGTCTTCAGTTTTAATTCTAAACTGAATAGGAATTGTGTTTTCAGGGGACACCGATATCTGAGACTTAAAAATTGGAATTTCTACTTTCTTTATATCCCTTTGAACTGCCACTATCTATCACCAACAACTATTGGGAATTTGTATTCAATTAGGGTAGAATTGTTAACGGTTTTTTCAATTGGAACTATATAGTTTGTTGCAGAAATTGTTTTTGTAGATCCAACACTAGAGTATGCCACAAGCCCATATGAACTGTTTTGCTCTTCATCATACACATTTTCAAAGGAAATTGCATCTAGGGCTAAAGAGTATTCATCTGATAGATCTGCCGCAACATATGGTGCTGTTCCAGTAAATGCTGAAAAGTATACTTTAATTGTGTCTACTGAAGACCATGCAAAGCCATCAGAAATTTCTAGATTAGACAACGGAACACTTTCAACAAAATAGCGAGAGTTTGCAAATTTAGTGCTATCTTTATTAATTTTAACTCTTGCATATTTTCCTGCTGTTGTTTCTGATGAAAATTCAAGAATTATTCCAATATATGATGGCGCACTGTTTGGCGAAGTGCCAACAACTTGAGGAACAACCTTTTTATATAAAACAGAAAAAACAACTCGTATTTCATCTGAAGACGAGTTTTGGTCAAAGGGATATGTTTGTCCAAGCAAGTGCACATGCCTTCCATCTTGAATTCCAGCACCAATATTTCCAGAACCAGTAGCAACAGCCATTGTTCCTAAGTTATCAACATTTTCAATATATGAAAGTTTGCCATTTACAACAAGAGTGCTGGTGTACATTCGTGGTCTTTCTTGATTAGATGTTCTATCAGCGTTTTCGAAAAAAGCTGAATCAGCATTAAGATATGTAGCAGGTGTTGTTGAAGACAAAGAAATTGTTGATCCTGAGTCAGTGCTTAGTCCTGTAGGAAAGTCAGTAACAGTTACTGCTGTTGTATTATGTAATTCCCAATTTTCATAATTAGCAAAAGTATGCAGTACCCCACTTTGAGATCCTGTGACAAGATTGTTTGTTCCTGCAGAATATACGCCAATTTCGGTAACTGACAACCTGTCTTGTGTTGGTGCTTCTGCACCTAAAACTAACATATCAACCCCATCTTCAGTAGCCAAACCTCGTGATGTAATTGGTACCCTTAGCATCTCAAAATTAAGAGATGTTTTACCTGAATAGTCTAGAGATATTGTTGATCCCCCCTGAACAGTTGGTTTTATTGTTGATAACGTTCCAGCACTTGTTGTTCCAGTTCCAACTTCTGCAATAAGAAAAACTGTGCTAGACGGAACTGCATAAACAGCTACATCTGTATTATTAAAATCTGCATCTGTAAAACTAGTAGTAGTAATTAGGTCTCCCACAACAAGTCTATGTCCTGAAGCAGCAGTATATTCTGCATAACCACTTCCAGGAAACACGTCATTAACAGCAGTCAAAGCTGGGATAGTATAGTTAGCAGGGAATGTTAGTTGAGTGCTTGTTACAGTTGCAATCGTTTTATTTCCATCAACTCTACCGTCGCTCATATCGACAATAATGCTGTCACCAACTTTAAATGTGTGTCCACCAGAAATGGTTACAGTTACAGTAGACCCTGAAATTGAATATGATGTCGGAGTCTTGGAAGTTGTTGTGCTTGGTGGTGCACCACAACCTAATGCAAGGTAAGACCCATACGATGGAATCTGATCAAGCATATATTTTGCTACTAAAGATTTTCCTTTATTTGTTATCAATTATCTTCACTCCCTCTATTTATTGTACCAAACTTCGTGTTAATACCAAAAAGAATTTTTACTTCTACAACATACCCTGTTTTCAAATTCTCAAGCTCAACAACAATTGACTCTGTTTCTCCATTAAAATAAACAATTTCATTTGGAGCGTATCCAAATGGCAAAAAGTCATCTATATCAATTTGATAGTTTTCTAAATTAGACTGCAATGTACCAAATGGTATTTCAATATCTTTTGAAAAGAAAGATCCTGAATCTTGAATAGAAAGGTTTGTTACGTTCAGGGGGCTGTCAATTGTATTACTTCTTGCTGAAGACAAAAGCTCTTGGCCACCAATTTGCTCAAACAGGTAATCTGTCATTGATTCAATAGACATGTTTTCTTCATTTAGAATGATGTCTGGAGAAGCAACTTTTGCTCCAGACTTCCTGTATTGATAAATTGGTTTTGGAAGGAATGGGTCTACTGCATCAACCATTAGTCAATTACCTCATTTACGTATATTGTATTTTTAATTCCGTCACCCTGGCGATTGTGAGCAATGCTATAGACGACAAAACGTGTTGTACTATTAGCAATTATATCAGTTGTACCGTCTTTATAATCAAAAGATACAATGTCTCCTAGCTGTAGGTTAGGCGCACCGAAAACATCTAGGCCCACAGCCTTTTTAGGGACTGTGACATTCTTAATTAAAAACTCCATTGTATTTTCAGCAATAGATTTATTTTGAATATACATAGCATCTACTGAGAATTCTTTTTTGCCATACTTTGCAATACTGTTTTTAATTCTTTGGTAGTTCTTTTTATTAAGAACAATGTTTCCAGAAGCAGAACCATTCCAAAATTCTGGATCAGACAAGTTGCTGTTTTCTGCAAAATATTCATCTAGAGTTAGATCACGATCTGTTTGTTGTGTAAATGTCACACCCAATATTCTTAACCAGTTACCAGAACTTTCATCGAGGCTGATAGCCTTATCTGTGATATTGAATACAAGAAATTCTGCACCGTATGCAGTGGGAGTAAATCCAGAAATTGCATACCCTTTGGTGCTATTAAATGTAGGAGCTATGTATGCAGATAAAGCAGGATATGCCTTGTCATACTTAATATTAAAATAGTCCATTTCACGCATAATAGTTCCAAATTCTTCAAACCATAACAGCTGTTTCTTTGGTGCTACTGGAGATATTCCAGTAAGATAAGTTGACGAAACTCCTTCTGGAAGAGCATACTTTCTAAAAGATTCCTCAATTACTGTTTCTTTAGATAATGATGCAGCAGCAGATAAAGGAGTTTCTGATGAATTATAATAGTTTGCAGACTTATTGTTTGCAAGAGCATAAACATTTTCAAACATTGCTCTTGTAGATCCCCTAACAAACAATGCAAGGCTGTCTGATATTTTAATTGTGTTTTCTGTATCGGTTACTTTTCCAACTAGTTTATTGTTTAGATATAGATAAAATGTAATTCCAGCTGTTGGCACACCATTACTGTTTGGCTCCATTGTTTCTGCATACTCAATTGCTAGATCATAAACTGTAGGGTTTTCCTCTGTAGACATTCTGTATTGACCAACAAATTTACCGTCGTCAACAAGAATATTAGATCTTCCATACCATAGTGGTATTGGCACTGCCCTTGCTTCTGAGTTTGCGTTTGCAGTATTTCTTGCTGTCTTGTAAAACATAAGATTAGACAATGACTCATCGTTTGGGCCAAAAGATTCTAGTTTTAAAGAAGATAGGCCAACAATTTCAAAAAAGTAGCCAATATTTTCTTTTTCACTCATAAGTGCAATTCCAGCAGAGTTAGCAGAAACTTTTACCTCTCCATACTGACCAGCAGAAAAAGACCCAGATGGTAGCTGAGTTGAAGAGTCTGGAGAGGTTTGGCCAATCAAGCGAACTCTTGTTCCCACATGATTTGGTTTTTGACCAACAAGAGCAGATAGATTATCTTTTTTCACATATGAAACAAAGCCCCTTGGCGTTGATGAGATTGCTGGACCAGAAAAGACCAGTGCTGAAGACTGTACTGTTGCGGTGGCTTTTGCTTGTGGAGAGTCTGGATCATCTTCAGCAAAATATGAACTACTAAGAAAGTTTCTGATTAGTCCTGTTCTTGAAGATTTTTTAGCAGTATTAATTGATGGGACCGAATCAAAAAAGGTTCCTGCAGAATTATTAGATGTTGCTGGTATTTGCTGTGTAGCATCAAACAAAATATAAGCCTCCATAGAAACACCATTAACATTTGACGGATCTATAGCCCAGTGTGAATTATTGATTCCAGCATTATGGTAAGCTATTTTAGTGTTGAACTGACCTCTACCATGTCTAGCAACTGCTCCTGGTTTTGGGGTACTACCGTTTGCCAAATAGAACGGCTCTACAAATATTCTAACTCTGCCTGTTGGAAAGATTTTGCCATTGAAGGCCATTTGACCAAAGTATTCTGCATACTCTTCAGCAGAACTAACCCATACATTTCCTACGCCCTGGACAGAATACTCAACAGCATCGAATCTTATGATTTCTCCATTTGCATAAAAGTATCCATTGTATCGAGTAATCCAATAGATGCCTTCACCAAGGTTCATTACATTATTTTTTACTTGATTGCTCTGATCAACATATGGTATTGCTGCTGTAAGGTCGGTATGCAAAGGAATCGCAGCCAAAGAATATGCAGACTGGTTTTGTATTTCTCCATTTTCAGGCTTTGTCTGTTCTGTAGGACTTACTTCCCATAGCACAACTGGCTTATAGGTAAAGACTCTATCGTTATCAAGTAGCGATGCTTGCCTAATTTCTCTTACAGTTCTCTGAATATATCTTTCCGTATATGTAATTTTTCCACCATTGTATATGTCCTGGTCTTGACTTTGAATATCAATAATATTTGCTAGTGCAGGTCCGTTGCTATTCCCTCGCAAAACAAGGTCTGCTGTATTTGTTGGCCTATCTCCAATTCCTGGAAGCATGTAGTTTTTACTCATCAAAACTAGATTATTGTATTCGTCAAAAAACATTGCTGTTTGTGTAGATACCGCAAGGTCTTCTAAAACTTTTGCAACAGATGTATTTGGCTCAACAAAAAAGTCCTGGATAATAGGCTCATCATCATTTGGAGATTTCTTGTATATGTAATTTGTAAAGCCAATAGAGTCTAAAACCATAGCAACTGCATAACTAAAAGATGCATTTCGCACAAACGTTTCTGGCATTGTCAAAGACTCAAACTGAACAAACAAGTCTCTAAGATCTAGGTTTACATTTCTTGTCTTGGCATCTACCATTGGGAAGATGTCTGCATACATTGTCTTAATCGGAATATAGACATCACTCACACTTCCACCGCTAGAAACATTTTTAATAATTTCAAAAAATTTAAACTGCACATTTCTCTGTAATCTTTTAGCAATTACACTGTCTTCATTTTCAAGAGAGAATGCTAGGTCATAGTCTGCCAAGCTTATGTTTCCAGTTGATGCCAATAGTTCACCAACAGGCAGGTTAGTCTGCCCTAGATTTGCAGCAACCTTTTTAATTGAATAGCTTTTTGTCATATCAGTTAAATCAATAGCTAGCCTTGCAGAAAGCTCTATAAGCTCAAATGGGTAGTCTTTTCTACTAAGAGAGTTTATAATAACTCTTAAGCCTTTGACTGAAAGATACTCGTCACCGTCGAGGCTGCTGTCTATAAAGTTAGAAAGAACTGGGGTATCTGTAGTAATAGTCTCAGATCCAGTTTCCCAAACACCATTGTTTAGTTGAAGCTCAAAGTATCCATCACGACCAATTAATGGAACATTTGTAGCTTTGTATGCAGAAGAAAAGTTTTTAAGTGTTTGCCAAGTGTTTGTAGAATCAAGATACTGTATTTTCCAATTTACTGGGACAACTCGATTTACTACCTGATCTTCTTCTTCGTAGAATGGATCATCAATAAAATCACCATCACTGTCATAATATGTTGATAGATCACTTGTTACCGTGCCAACGTGAGTTTGCATTTTAATAACTACCCTGTTAATTGGCACTGCTTCTTTATAAACAATAAACGGTGCTGCATCAGAAATTCGATATTCATCTTCTACTTGATTTGCTACAAGGTTTGTGGAGATTCCTCTTGCAACCATCTGTTGTTCGCCATTATTTGTTACTGCCTCATATCTAAATGAAGACCAATACTTAAAAGTATCATTTTTATCTAGCATGTAGTATCTTGGTCTAGCCATCATAGACGTAGAATCATTGTGCAAAAAATGAGTATTTTTTCTAGAATAAAATGCTGCTTTATTAATTCCAGATCTTGGCCTAAACTGCTTGAAGCAATCTTCCAAAGAATAGTAAAGTTTTACCTTGTCCTGGGTAGAGGCAAATGCAATTGGGATATCGTTTGCATCATACCCACCATCTACAACAATATCCGAATCGGTATATCCATAATAGTATGGGACAGCTGTCTGTGCCGTCTCTTCTGAAAAGTTATTACGAATTACCTCATTGTACCTATTACGATAGTTTCCAATTTTTAAAATATTGTCTGGATCGTTCATGTTTATTTCAGCATAAACTAATGACGATATTTCAATCGTTGGGCTATTTGCAAGATGTGTTTTTAGTGATGCTGAGCCAAACATTCTATGCCTCTTCCAAGCTTATAGATACAGACCACAAGTCATGAGTAGTAGCACCTCTTTTGTTTACATTAAATGAAAAATCAGAAATAAACATTTCTATTGCTTCCGTATACTGACCAAGTTTAGCATACTTGCTACCGTTTGGTCCAGCAGTGTTTTGAAGACTTGCAGAGTTATCATATGCTAGTAGAACATAAAATGAACCAACATGCTGGTCATACCATTCTTTAATGTCTGCCCCACCTGCTCCACCGTCTACAGTGTATTCTGCTCTATCTTTATAGAATGAAGATTTTCCAGTAAATGCTGTTTGTGTTTGTCCACTAAAAGAGTCAGCGATTGCAAATTCTGGCGATGTAGCATATGACCTTGATGGTAGGTTGTCCCAAGAAAGTCTAATCATCTTTTTGTCATCAATGTGATACGAACGCATTCTTCCATTGACCATTCGCTCTCTGGTTTCAATACGCTTTGGAGAGATGTCAATGGCCCCCCTATTGTGATCTGACAAAATTAGGAAAGTTTCTAGGTTGTCTGTTTGTGCAGAGTTTATTTCAAATCCAGCTGGTATCAATCCTGAAGTTGATTGATTGTACGCCTCAGCAAAAGCAATACCCTGCGGTCTTGTATACCTTTTACGACCAGCAACATAATTAATTTCTTGTTGAGTAACAGCCATTATCTAATCACACCTCTAACTCGTTGTCCTTCTACTTGCTTAATCTTTGTCATAACCGCACTTGCAATCTGGTCTGGATTAGCATTTGTTTCTGCGTTAACAACTATACTATAATTATACACTGATCCGCTGGATTCTTGTGCAGATTCTCCCTTACTTAGTCCTGGAGTCTTTCCATTATATTTAATTCCTGGAATACTAATTTTTGTACCCTTGAGATCTGGCATCTCTCCGTTATTAATAGCTTCCAGAAATGGAAGACCAACTTTAGAAACAGATGATGCACGAACCACATATTCTCCGCTTGAAAGCATGGCAGGGATAGAGTCTGATGTTGGTCCGCCAGGGCCAGTAATTGGACCACCAGTTGCAAGTCTTGGAAGACCCCCAAATGGCTTCCATCCTGCAATGTTTACTCCACGCATCATATCGAATAGACCGTTAAGAATTCCTTTTATACCGTTTCCAATATTGTTTGCGAGTCCACCAATTGCATTACCAATTATTCCAGGTAAACCACCAAACCAATCTCCAATTTGCCTCAAGAACGATATTGCATTGTTTACTGCATCTTGGAAGAATTTTGGAATTTCTCCAATCCAGTTTCCAATATTGTCAAATACCCCTTTAAAGAAACTTCCAATGCTTCCAATAAAATTAGCAATGTCTTTCTTTTTTTGTTCAACACTTGATGGTCCAAAGAACCAGTCAAAGAATCCCTGAATTGGTTTAGAAATATAGGTGTCCCACAAAGTACCAATAGTTGTAAACACTGTATTGAAGAATGCTCCTGGACCTTCATTCCACCAGTTTGCAATGCTATCTATAAAACCTTTTACTGGTTGTGCAACCCATGTATCCCACCATTCTCCAAAGGCTGCCATCCACTCATTAATGTATTTTCCTGGACCTTCAGTATTCCACCAATTAGCAATTACACTCAATCCATCTGCGACAAGGCTTCCCATAGCCATAAGACTTTGCCACCAACCCTCAGTCTGTGGCCAACCTTTTTTTACTTCAATTGGTTTACCAGGTGCTCCTGTAATACTGTATGGACCAGTAGTTGGCTTAGTAACTGGAGGAGGCGTAGCAGGTGGTGGGGTTGTTACGCCGCCTCCGCCGCCTCCGCCGCCTCCGCCGCCACTGCTTGACTCTTCTTTCTTCGGCATTCTGTATTCAAGGTCTGCAATTTTTTTCTCAAAGTCTTTTATCTGTGCTTCTCTTTGTGCCCTTGTTTGTCCGTCAAATGTTACAGCAGCAAGCTCTCTTTTTTGTGCTTCTTCAAGTGCTTTTTCCTGGCCCTTAACGGCGTTGTCAGCAGCCTTGCTTCTCATGTCTTGGGCGGCACGAGCAGCAGCAGCAATATCACCAGATGCTAGGGCACCAGCAAGATCAAGCTGTCCTCTTTGCTCTTCTGAAATCTGTGCATTAATCTCAGCAATCTCTCTAAGTGCCTCTTTACGTTTTTCGTATTTCTTGTTAATTTCATCTTCTTGGAATGACAAAATAGTAAGTGCTTTTTGATGTTTGGAAAGTTGATCATTCATATTTTCCAGTTCAATTTCTTGAGCTGTTTTTTGAGGAGCAGAAGATCCTCCTCCACCACCTCCACCTCCATCGTCATTGTTGCCTGATACATTTGCAGCGGCCTGTTGCTGAGCCTGAGCTTGCTGTCGGGCCTGATCTGCTGCATATGCTGAACCTAGAGCGTTATAGTCAATTCTTTTTGTTGAGCCTGGACCAGACTTCATGTATTTCCGTATATCTCCTCCTGCCCAATCTCTAAGCTGTTTCATACCTTCTGGTGAGTTTGCATTAATGCTTTTTGAAACCGTCAAATATGTTGACGTGTAAAGTCTTTGAGCATCTGGCGGAAGACTGTTGTAATAATTTTCTGCATCTTGGGTCATAGTAAGTCCAGTAGTTTGGAAAATATATTCCCTCACTCTTTTTGCAGATACTGGACCAGCATTAAACTCTGCCTCAAGTCCTTTAATCTGATTTGTTATTTCGTTTAGCTTGGTAAGATCTAGCTCTCCATTATCATTAACGGCAATATTCACTATGCCATTAATTCCATTTTGACCAGAAAGTTTTCCTATTTCTTCAAATGTATTCAATGTTTTTGAAGCTTCTTCTGGGGTCATACCCTGCATTCCAACGACTAGGCTTGTTGCAATTTCTGGGTTATCGACAAGCTTAGAAAGTTGAAAAATTCTATCTGCTTCTGCTCCACCAAATTGCGTAATAATATTTGCTGCAACGTCTATCTGTTCTTTTCCAAGAAGAGCTAGCACTGAGTTCATTGTTTCTGGGTCAACGTCACCACTGCTCAATGTTGTCTTAAGTACAAACTCGGTTTGACCACCATTTTGTGTAAGCGATCCAATTTGTGATATGCTTTGCTGTGCTAGTGCTGCCAATGGACCTTCTGCATATAGGTCTTTAATTTGTTGATCAATTGAACCTATAACACCAGTCTGAGCATTTGATTCCATTTCTGAGTATGCTGTACTTGCAGACTTTAATGTCTCAGCATTTTGTGCAAGAATTTTCTGTTTCCCAAGCTCATACTCTCCTTGTAGTCTAGTAGCTTCTGCAAGATCTCCTGCCGCTGTTGCGATACCAATTCTTTGTTCATACTCAATCTGCAGGGAATCTAGCATTTCTTGACCTTGCTGAGCAGCAATAGTTACATTGGCAGCAAACGCAGCTGTTTGTGTTCCAAGCTCTTGCATTTGCTGTACGCCACCAATAATTGAATTTGTAATCAAAGCGGCTGGTGAGACCAAGTTTCCAAGACTGTTCAATGTAGCAAGCGGTGTATCAAAATTCATAAGGTTTTGTGTAAAGATTTGCCCCATGTCTTTTCCAAAACCTTCTACACCATCAGACAGGACCGCCAATTGGCTTTGCGTATCCCCAAGAATCTTTAGCCTTACGCCAATTGGATCTTTTGCTAGGTCTTCTCCATTTATGCCAATCATAGATTCGATTTGTGCATTTGCCCTTAATGCAAATGATGTGTCCCCAAGCTGTGTGCCGATATCTTCAACAATTGCCCTTGCATCTGTAGCACTAACTGCACCAGACGCAATAGCGGTGGTCATTTGAGAAACAATGTTTGATATAGCTGCCTTAGAGCCGCCAGAAGAAAGGCTCTTTCCAAGTGCTTCGACGGATGCTTGTCCAGCTTCTTAAGCCAGATATTCTTTTGAAACAGCATTTGCTTTTTCAGTTCTTGCAAACTGCATAGCAGTTTCTCTACGCTTGTCCATAGATTCACCAGCGGAAACTTTACCAGATGCCTCTGAAAGAGCTTTAATTGCTTGAGAACTTGCACCTGTTGTTTTTGCAAATGCTTCTGCACTTCTTTGTGCTTCATCAAAAGCTTCTTTAAGAGCCGTTGCACTAGAGACAACCAAACCAAGAGCAGCACCAGCAGCAGCACCTTGTGGCCCTAGCATTGACCCCATAGATGCACCCATTCCAACTCCACCGATAATTGATCCAGCGGCACCTGCACCCTCTGGCATCATGCTAGACCCCATCATAAGGCCCATAGAGCCTACCGATCCTACCATAGCACCTCTGCCACCACCAACAAAGCCTTTAACCTTAGCACCAGCAGCTCGTGCTGTATTGGCAATTCTGCCTCCAAGACTTCTTGACTTAGCTTCTTGTTCTGCAGCTAGTGCTGCTTTGGCTTCTGCCCTTTCTCTACGAGTTGTAACACCTTTTAGAGCAGACTCTCTTCGCTTTGCTGCTGCAGCTTCTCTTTCTGCAGTTTTAGCAGATTCTTCTGCTGCACGAATCTCTCTTCGTTTTGCTGCAAGAAGTTGGGCAGCAAGCTTTTGATCCCCAGCATTTACGGCTTTAGTATACTTTGTCTTTTCAGATTTTGACATAGCACCATATGCCTCAGCCTGACTGATTCTTCTTCTTTTCCCATCACTATAGGCTTTTGCATCATCCATACCATCTTTTTTAGCTCTTCGGTGTGGACTGTTTCTGTCGGTAGACTGAACGTATGGATCATTTTCTGGTTTATCAAGAACTTTATTTTTAGCATCTGAATAAGCCTTAGCATCTTTTGCCCCCTTAGCCTCAGCCAAAGCCTCTCTTTTTTGATCTTGACTTGCATCAGCTGGGACCTGTACTCTTAGAGCTGAGTCAGCTCCTCTGCCATAAATTTCAACTTTTTTTCTAGATTCTAAGTCTACCGCTTTTTGAGCAGTAGCACTCATTCGACGATTGCCAGCTAATTTTTGAGTGCTATCTGCATAAATTGGTGCAGTACCGTGAGCTAAAACTGTGTCTGCTGGAACAGTCCCTTGCAAAAGCCTTTCGGTTGCCCTAGAGTTAATACCTTTATATCCAGGCTTATCTTTTAGTAATGTTGCCCTGCCTTCGGCTTCAAATTTTCCACTACCTCTTTGTCTCTGAACTGACTTATTTTCAAAAACTGTTGCTTGTGTAAACAAGTCTTCTGTTGCTTTTTGAAATTCTGGAGACATGCCCTTAACTGCAGCTTTTCTTGCTTTTTCTACTGCAGCATAGTATTCTGGATCACCCATAGTTGCAGTTCCAATTCCAGCAACTTGATCAATTAAGCCTGAAGAAAATCTGTCGGCAAATTGCCTTAGTTCGCTATTACCAGAAAGTTGGGCATCAATTTCTCTTTGAGACAAGCCTAGATTGTTTGCAATTCCTTGAACAATTGGTCCATGAATTCTGCTTCCTCCACTTTGAAGTTCTGAAACAAGACCTGCTGTATCCATGTTGCCTTCATTTAAGGCTTTGTTAGTTGTACGACCAAGTTTAGAAACTGCACTTGTATATCCCTTAGCATATCCAGGAATATTTCCTGCAATCATTCCCTCAATTAGTGAGGCATATTTCTTAGCCATATCAGTAGGAATAATTGCTTCTCCTGGAGAAAGCATTGCTGGTACGACATCACCCTTACCCTTTGGTCCTGGGACCATAGCAACGCCTTCTGCATATTTAGGAACAGACATTGTTCCAGACATGTAGCCTGGAACAGACTTTGTACCCATCATATACTTTTTGGGACCCCTTGTTCTGCCAACAGCTGGTTGTGCAGACACCATCTTTCTTTGAGATGCCGCTGCGGTTTCTAATGCAGCTGCAAGATTTCTAAGTGCAGATGCCTCGCTTGTGTAAATCTGTGTAAGGTTGCTGTGGGTCTGACCAAGCGATGATGCAGCAGCTGCTGCTTCAGTCATGTTCTGTGACAGGTAGTCTGTTTGCATACCAAGAGTTCCTGTACTCTTCCCTGCACCAAACATTATCTTAGCAAATAGTTGGAATAGCTTAATTATATTTGCCACACCATTAGCTACTAGACCAATTGACATTAGAAGTACTGGGCCAATACCGCCAAGAATTGCAGCAAACGTTACAGCAAATGTCTTTGCTCCATCATCCCACTTGTTGAATTGCTCAAGTAGGCTAGTTCCAAAATCAAGTAATGGAGTAACAGCTTTAAGGAATTCTTCACCAACAGGAGCTAAAGCTGCTTGGAATCGCTGCATAGCTGCCTCAAACTTGAATGTTGTAGAATCCTCTACCTTTGCAAGCTCTCGTTGTGATAGAACAGCAAGCTGCTCTGTGCTTGCCTGAGAGAGTTGAAGAACACGTTGTGCCTGAGTACCTTCCTTAATAACGTTTTGGAATAGAGTAGAAATACGTGAGAACTGGAACTTGCCAAATAGTTGTTCAATAGCCTGTGCCCTATTTAGTGGATCAAGTGTATCCAGTGCTGATGCAAAGTCCACAACAATTGACTTTACGTCACCCTTGTTTGACTCTACAATTCCTTTAAGGTTAATTCCATACTGCATAAGCATCTCAGAAGCTTTTTCAGTTGGATTAATAATTGAAGCAAGACCAGACTTAAGTGCGTTAGCACCTTCACCAGCATCAATTCCACCTTCTTTCATGGCGGTAAGGAAGAATGCTAGGTCTTCTACGCTACCACCAAGTTGCTGAATAACTGGTGCAGCAATTGGAATAGCAACGGTCAAATCTTTAATACTTGTAACGGACTGGTTCTCAACTGCGTTAAGGAAGTTAATTTTATTGGCAAGATCTTCTGTAGCAATACCAAATGCATTTGTAACAGACATAGTTGTTTCAAGTGCTTCTGCCTGACTAACATTTCCAAGAACTGCTAGTTTAGTTGCGTTTGTTACCTGGTTAATTAGGTCTGCACCCATCGAACCTGTTGCTGCTGCCTCGGCAGCAAGATTTAGTGTATCTGTTACAGACACACCCCATTTAGTAAATTCTACAGACAGCTCTCTCAAGGAGTCTGTCATTTCTTTTGTTTCTGCAACAGTAGTTGAGAAGTCACCATAAACACGCTGTATCTTGATGATCTCTTTTTCCATATCCATAAAGGTTTTGGCAGAAGCTGCACCAAGCATTGTCAGAGGAATAGTGAAACCAACCATAAGCTGACGACCAGCCCATTGGGTGTTCTTACCCCAGTTTAGAAGATTGGTAGAACCGTTCTCAACAAGCTTATTCAATACCTGCATTCTTTGGGCAGCAAGCATTGTTTTAGTTTGGAGATTGTCCATATCAAGCGTAAGAGGCCTAATTTTAATTGCTTGAACTGCACCGTTGGCATCTCTACCTAAACGGATATACTGTGTCTGTAGGTCTTTGACTCTTTCGCGAGCAACCTTGGAAACCATCTCCCACTCTGACTTAAACAGGCGTGAAAAGGGCTTCATTGACCCCATAGCATAACGCATGTTTTCGCCCATAGAGAGCTTGTTCTTTTCGAGTGCGTTAGTAAATGTCTGAGTTGCAGATGCAACAGTTGTCATACTAGCACGATAAGAACCAGTGCGGTTAACAAGGTTTGTAAGGTTTTGGGTTTGGTCAGCAAGGCTTCTTGCTACAGCAGCACCCTTTTTGGAATGAAGTTGGTGAAAGGCTGAGATCTCTGCGGATAGTTGACGAACCGCAGCAATAGCTTGGGATGCATCAATATCTATGCCTATACTAGCATTTACATCTTCAGCCATTCATCCGTACTCCTTGTTTTATTTTTTAAATGCCAGCGGCATTTGCAATATCCGACATCCTAATACCAGATGCTGCCTCAACAATCGCATAGACTGTCGGTAGGTCAATGTTTTCTTCAATAGCAGCAGTATCATTAGCAATCTCTGGTCGATACTGCTTCATAGCAATCTGAACACACTCCATTAGAATGTCCATTGACTTATTGTTGTCTGCTGAAGCCTCAGCAATTGTTTCAAACTTTTTTAGGAACTCCCTCAGTAGTGAAATCTTTAGTGGTCGAACACTAATAGTTGTTCCATCAATTAGCTGTAGCTCTTTTGTTTCATAAACGGTTGTTGCCATAATTCCTCCTTGTTTGGCTTATTATAGTATATCACAAAAGGCCTTTTATTTTATCTCAAATCTTCGTAGTCAATTCCCATGCCCACGCCGAAGCCAGCCTTTGCCGCTTTTGGTCCCTGGAATGATGTAATGTCATCTGGATCTTGGGTTTGACCTTTACTAAATACCCTGGCCTTCATTGCTTCCCAGGGATCAACACTCTTCTTGTTACCCTTTTCAATATCAATTCCTTGGATACTTGCTAAAAACTTTTTTTCTTCATAGTCTAGGTCTCTTCTCATGTTTATAATTGCTAGCAACTCTTGCAATGACAAAGAAGATTCTAGTTCTTCATAATCCTTGTATATTCCTAGCAAGAAAACCTCTGACTCAATCTTTGCTAAGTCAATGTTTTGCCAAGAACTTTCTCTATCCTCTGTATCTTGTTGTGGCTTTTCTGCTTCATTAGAGTCTTTTCCTAATGATAGCCCACCGCCAAATTTCATCATTTCGTAAATCATTTGAATGTCTGCAACATCCTCAAGCTGTTCTTTTGTTTTTATTTCTGGATAGTACTGCTTCATACAGATTAATCCACACTCTGTAAGTCCATTATCAATGTCTAGCCTATTGCCATCTTTTGTTGCATCTAGAAGAACATCCATAAACTCTCTGTAGTATTTTAGTTTTAGTGGTGTCATGTACAAACTTGTACCGTCTAGAAGTTCAATGGTTCCTGTTTCATAAATTTTTGTTGCCATAAGTATAGTATACCAAAAAGACTGCCCAGCCGAAGCTGGACAGTCCTTGTTATTAAATTATAGTTTTATTAAGAACTTGTGTTCTTAACTGTGCGGTCTACGATCTTACCGTATGAACCAGAGTTGTTTGGAAGGAGTCGGAACGAAACCTCAAACATTGTAGCCTCTTCACGCTTAGCTGATACTGTAACACTTTCAATTGAAAGGGCACGGTATGCAACATAAATACGCTCAATCTGCTCTGCTGGATCACAGTCACCTGTACCTGGACCAACAGCAACAAGACCACGCTCAACCGGACACTCACCGAGTGTACCTGCAGCAAGGTTTAGTGTTGGCTGTCTCTCCCAAGCGTTGCCCACTCCATTTCTAGGACGAAGATCTGCATCTTCACCAGCAATAGCGAAGAGAAGGTTCTGTAGAGTAGCCTCAGCAAATGCAGTATTCATGTTTACCTGCATACCCTGCTTGTATAGCTTGGCAACGTCAAGAATCTGGTCAACCTGTACCTCACCGAAGTCAGGCTGGAAAACAAGCTCAAGACCGTTCATTGTATAACCAACGTTACGGAAATCAGCGTCGTCAGAAAGAATTTCTCTTAGCGACTTTGTTTCGTTCTGGTTCCCACGGGTACCAGCGTGAAGGCTAGGAAGGTCGCTATCTGCTAGCTCCCCTGCCTCAAATGTGAAAAGTGCAGCAGCACCAATAATGATGTTTGCACTTGTACCACGAGTATATGCCATATTAATTCACCTCTTTTTCTTATAGAATAAGGGGCCGTTTCCTCAATTAATTATAGCATTGGTTTTGAACGTTTTAGGACTTATGCCAGTCATAGTCTATAATTAGCTTTGTTCCTGCATATGTTCTGACAGTGTTGAAATCAATTGCATCTCTTGTTTCTTCAAGCTGAAAAACACAGATATAGTGGAAAAACGGAAGCAAGAAATCTTGGTTATCAAAGGTGATCTTTTTATATTCTACACCGTCAACAGTTACTGTTCCATTAGCTTTTGATGCAATCCAGGCGTTAAGTTCTTGGGCTGATTCATCGCTACCGTCAAAAAGATCTTGAACAATTTGACTTGTCTCTAAAATGCTAATTACAGCAGACTCCTGAATAGCATAAAAATAATACAGAAGTTGCTCACACTTGATGTGTGGAAAAACCATTCTTCTTTTCTTTATCATTCTGTCATATACGCCGACCAGACCGCCAAAAGAATGTCTTTTAACTTCATTGTTTACAGACACATCTAAAACAAAATCTGTTGCAACGCTAAAGTCGCTTGGGTATGTTGGGAATATAGGAGTTGCTCCAAAGCCTTTTAGTGCAAGTTTTTCCTGTAAGTATTTATTTAAAAATACTGGTGGGTAGTGTATAGCCATTAAATCTTACCTCCTGCATTAACAATCCATCTATATCCTGCTGACACCCCTACTGACCTACCGCCAGTCTTTCCAGCACGTAGATTAGTCTTGTAGGCTAGTGGCTTACTCAGATAGTCTAGTATACCACTGCTAATCAGGAATGACTGGGAAAAGTATTTATTAAAGAATAAGTCGAAAGTTTTTTCAAATCCACCAACAACGCCAGGTCCACCTGGGCTAGTAACAGTAACTGAATCTGGTGTAAAAACTGTTTTGCCATCAACATCAAATACTAGGTTTGTAGAATTTTTTGGCTTAATTGTAAGCGATTGACCATTTTCCATAACAAATGCTTTATTTTGAAAAGGCACTTTTGACCCAGACTTAATTGTCTGAGACTGTGTAAACTTATTATCAAAAAATATTCTGTTCCCATATGGCCTGAAAGAGATGTCAAACAGTCTTGACTCTGGGCTTCCAGTTTTATACCATTCATAAACATGGTGTAAGATTTCTGGGTTTACTCGTGCATATGAGTCAATGAAGTCTTTGGCCCCCTCTACTGTTCTTGCCCCCATAGCATTTAGAAAAAGAGGCTTTCCTTTTTGTATACCATCCATGAATCCATCCGTATAGCCTAGAATATTGTTGATGTCTTTAAGAAACTGCTTATCATTAAACTTGATAGAAATCATTACACGTCTACCCCCTGATTTTCTGATCGTCTAAGAACTATTGAATAATAGTCGATACTGTTGAATGGATTTAAAAATGGTGTTTGAGAAGCAATTTCATAAATTGTAGACTTGCCAGATCTTGGCCCAGATGTCTCAACATAGATCTCGTTATCATTTATGTCTCTAATATTTGTGACAATAACATTTGAAAAGGCATTGTCAATTTCTCTAGAAGACTTTCTAATGTCTGTTTTTACTCGTCCAGACAAAAGCTCACTACGCTCATAGACTCCTCGGACTGGCTTAATGTCTTGTTTGTTCAAGCCAGATGTTGGCTCAATGTTACACAAAACTGTTTTGTCCAATACCCATGTTTTAGATATAGTTCCATAAGCTGTAGAGTCGCTAATAGCATAATAGACATCTGCTATCAATGGAAAAATAAAGTCTGGGCAAGTCTCACAGTTTGTCAACTACAGCACCCCTAGTCTTGTTATAGACTTGCGATACTTAGATAGTATCTTGTCTACAAGAATATTTCCTGTTCCTTCGAATACTCGTGAATCAAACTTTAGACTATACTGATCTGTTTTGTAGTCAGATACATACTTCTTGTAATAGTCAATCTTTCCACACGAGATGTCCTCAATTAGCAATGCTGTAGCTTTTGCAATGTCTGATGGAACTGATGTATAGCCTGCCTCTACATAGATTTTGTAATCATATGTTTTTGGGAATGATCCAAATGGGGTTAGGTTAAGATCAAGATAGTCTGTGCTACCTGCTGGCAAAACAAGTGGAGTATTCTCCATTCTATTTAGCTCACCAATGTATGATTGAGTAATTGCAGACTTGTCTTTTGTAATTTCAAAATTTCTCGTATAAGCTGTTGGGTTAGCTAATTCATAAATCAAAACATTATTTTCATAGACACTAATAATCTTTTTTGCGTCTATCCAAAGTGGAAGATAGTCTGCACCTAACCCTGTAGTTTCTAATGCTACCTTCTTGTAATAAAATCCTTGAGGAATAACCGAATCTATAATTGCTCGTGCAAGCTCTTCATTTGATGTAGCAGTTGCAATCTCAGATGCCGTTGTTCCGAGGGTATTTGGATTTATGTATGGTCTACGAACTTCATATGTATCATCATGTATGATATCTCCAGATGCATCTGTAATGACTACCTGGTAGTCTGTATCGTATTTTCCAGACAAAGATATTGTCCACACATACGCTGCATTGTCTGTGACAGTTTGCGTTGTAGAAGAAAGGTCTGCCAAATCAGTAATTGTAGCCACAAATTTTTCATTTGTAACATAACTTGCTGGAATTGTAAATTTAACTTCTATGTTTTTATACGGCAGTAACCTTAAAACTTCCATTATAATCCATACTCCTGAGCCACTTCTTGTGGCGTAGCAAGCCTAACATGTCCACGAGTAAGCCATTGATCGGCCTCCGACTTGCTAAAGATATTATAGCCCTTGGAAATTGATCCAATACCCTGCCACAATACATTTCTTGTTGAAAAAACTGCAACCATGTCTGCCTTAATTCCTGGCTCTGACGACTGATCTGTGTTTTTCTTATTTTCTATCTTTGTTGTGCCAATGACTCCATTACTTACTGAACCAATTGCTGCCTTCTTTTTACTGCCAGTTGCTGTGGTTCTTGATGAGCCAATTATATTTTCTTCATCTGCTTCTGGCATACCTTTAATTTTATCTTTTACTGTTGTGAATGACTCTATTGCTTCTGGTGAAACCATTGCTTCTCCATCTTGAATCATAGCTGTGTTGTCTGTTTCTGTTGACATTAGAAAACCTCCTGAAAACAATTATATCAGATATAAACAAAGAGGGCAGGAGTTTGACCTCCTGCCCCCACATGTTTAGTTGTGTTATGAAGACGAGTCTTGGCTATCGCTGTCAACCCATGCAATTGCATCTTCTTCTTCGAACTCAAGACCGAAACGAACGAATACTGTGTACTCGATTGTGTCTTTCTTCGCAACGTACTCACGGTTTACCGTGATATCACGCTGAAAGCCCCAGATACGGTTTGATGGGAAGGTAAGGTCTACGTAGTTGTCTGGGTAGTAAGGAACTTCCATTACTGGAACTCCTAGTACACGAGTCGTACGAGCCTCTCCTAGAATCTGATCAGTACCTGCAAGGTATGCATTACGGTATTGTTCTGTCCAGATTTTTCCGTCAGTTGTTCCATTGTTTCTAGCAATGTCAGCAAATGTGTCTGTGCTTGCATAGAACTTAAGTCCGTTCTTTAGAGCACGGTACTTACGTGGCAATGCTGAAATAACACCCTGAAGAACCTCTGGAGTAAAAGCACCGTTTGTAACGGTTGCTGAGTACTCGTGAGCATCTCCACCAAAACGAACCTTGCGAACAAATCCCTCCATGATGTTGAGGAATGCGTTGCCTCCAGTACCTGTACCATTAATGGCAAGGTCCTCGATGTCGTTTGCAAATGCGTTTGTCATAAGACGAACAAGGTGATCTTCTAGAGCTGCACCCTCGATGTTATCTTCGAGTGCTTCTGCAGAGACCTCCCAGTCAAGGCGTAGCTTCTTGGTTGTAAGTTCAACCTTTGCAAAAGTAGCACCTGCATTTGTATATGTGGCATTAGCCTGATTAGCAGCACGAATAACACGCTCACCAACGTTAACCTTTTGAAGTTCCATTGTGTTAGCTCGCATTGTAACTCTACGGCCATCTTTAGCGAGAACTGTTCCATCCCAGATGTAGTCAATAAATTGACGTGCCTGTTCTGGACGTAGGATTCCACCGCCTGCATCGCCCGAAGGGTTAACGGCGTTAGAACCAGTTGTAACACCAAACTGTGCAGTTGGGATATTACCTAATGTATTTGCACCAGGGTTGCTTACACCACCTCTACCTCCAGATGCGAATGCACCTTCGCCATTTACTTCGACGGCACCTGCACCTGGATAGTTTTTAATAATTTCTTCCGACATATTGT